CGCAGTTTCCGGTTGCCGAGGATGCTCCGTAGTCTCCGGTTGCCGAGGATGCTCCGCAGTTTCCGGTTGCCGAGGATGCTCCCTTGTTTCCGGTTGCCGAGGATGCTCCGCAGTCTCCGGTTGCCGAGGATGCTCCGTGATTTTCATCACTTTCAGCTTCCTTATTCACTCTTTTTACCGTATATTCGATTGCAGCTTTAACCAGTCCAGCAATGCTGATTTCTGCTCCGATCTTAATTTTTGTAGATGCTACCTTAGTATCATCATTATGTTTCTGGATTTCTCCGCTCTGCTCTACCTCGTGGTATACGCTTTCATTTGGAGAATAATAATTCAAGCAATCCAGCGGATACTCGCAAGCGTGAAATCCATGATCGCAAACTTCTACGCTTTCTTCCTCGTATTCCTTTCCCTCTTCGTACTGAAAGCCACGGCAAGTCATATCTTTATTAAATCCTTTGTAGGATTTCACAGCATTTCCCATCTATATTACCTCTCCTCCTGCCAACTTCTTTTCCTTTTCAAATTCTTCTTTGCTGCAAATCAATAAGCCGCCAATATAACCATCTGGGTTTGTAAGCAATCCTGTAACAATTTCATTTGGGATAGCGATTGTCACACTCCCCCATCCATCCCTGCCGCTATGAGCAGATTTAATATTCGACAATGGAGAAACCTTTAAGTCTTTGTTATTTTTCTGCGACATCCGTTCCATTATTCCTAATGTTCCAATATTCATCCTACACACCATCCACTTTCAACTGCTTGTCCGCTGATACGCTCAAAAGAATTAACTGTGCATCCATATCCGGCACATTGAACTCATTCAGCGATTCCGCGTTATCAACGAAAATCGGTACGCTTACACCGTATAACTCGCTAAGAGAACGGATAATATCAAGTCCGGCTACGATTCTATGACCACTGTTTAAAGCCGAATACGGAACGCCATTCACAGTACACTCACAACAATCTTTCATACCGCCATTTAACTGCATTTCAAAGAGTTTGAAATTTACGGTCTTGAAATGGCTGTTAATAGATTCTGAAACCTTATCCAGCTTGAAACGAATGAACTCTTCCAAGAGATAAAGCATCTGTTCCTGATCGGCAACTTTCTGCCCGATTTCTTTCTGCTCGTCACGAAGCGTTTCGATACGATCATCAATCGCCACATTGTTAGCCGCCTGCGCAATAACCTTGTTCACCTCTTCAAGCTGACTCTGCAGATCGGCTTTCTCGGCTTTTAAATCAGTAACAACCTTGTCTGCGCCCTCGGATTCAACCTTTGCAATATCAGCAAGAATCTTGTCATGCTCTGTTTTCAGCTTCACATACTCTTCATTCTGCGAATAATCAGCTTCTGCCGGGATCTCGGATAACTGCTTTGCATAATCATTCTGCTTTGCAAGTGCCTTGGATTCCTGCTCTTTGAGTGCCACAATGTCTTCCTGCAACTTGGCGTTTTCCTTTGTCAATCGCTCAATATCAGCCTTGCAAGCGTTGCCCTTGTCAATCAGACCTTTAAGTTTTGCGCCCTTTGCATCATCAAATGCTTTGCGTGCATCCTCTAACTGCTTGGTGGCACGTGCCTTGGCATCTGCCTTTTTCTGCTCAAAATCAGCCTTAAGAGACTCAATCTTATCCTGCGGCAACTTCTGACCACATAAGGAACAAACCGTTGTAGATTCATCAAATTTCCACTTGGATTCGTCAAAGAGATATGGCATTTCATCAAATGCCTTGGAAAATTCTGCATTGTATTCAACACCAAGATTTTTCCGCTCTGCATCTGTATCGGAAATTGTCTTCTCATTTGCCTTGATCTGATTTTCCGCAGACTGAATCTGATTATGTAAGTCATTGAACTCTCGTGTTGCATCATCCTTGGCACTGTCAAGACCTCTACGTTTTGCGGAAAGTTCGTCATTCATGACCTGCATAATGCCGGACATATCAAATTGCAACTGCATTTCCTTGCTTCTCAAATCGCCTAACGTGCTACCGGCATTCTCCATTTTCTTGTCACATTCAGCGATTCTTCTTACCAGATCTACCTTTGCAAGTTCCTGCTCTGCCACGTCAACATCAACCTTGGATTTCTCGGCTTCATCAATACGTACCGGAATCTCTGACTGTTTCTTTTTCCACTCTGTAAGAGCTTTCTGAAATTTTGCACGAATATCATCCGTGGACGGTGCTTTCTCCAACTCGCCGAGTAATTGGGCATACTTAGCATCTGTCTGCGCCAGTTCAACATCCGATACATCCGTTACAAGGCGCATCAGAATATCCCGCTGCTCTTTCCATTTCATGGAAGAGAAATACTGCGGATTGGCCAGCATCTTGAACATATCCTCGCTCTGTGCCAGACTGGAAATATATTCTTTGAAATCAGCTTCACTTTTTGGATAACCGTCAATCTCAAATGAATTGACATTTCCCTGCAATGCAACAGTATCAGTACCACGTTTCTTAACCCAATTCTGCTTCTGAACCTTTGAAAGTTCCACTTCTTTCCCATCAACGTCAATAACTCCCACAACCTTAATTTCTACATTATCAATGCGGTTTCCGTCCTTATCTAATGGTCGAACATTAAACTTTTCCTCTCCGGCACTGTTTTTATTGAAAAGCAGCCATGTAAACGCATCGAAGATTGTTGTCTTTCCTGCGGCGTTCTGTCCTTTAATACTTGTCTTATTAGAGAAATTCACATCAAGGCTCTTAATTCCCTTGAAATTCTCCATATGTAATGATCTAATTTTCAGTTTCATTTTCCTTCTCCTTCCACTCTTTATATTTTTTAAGTGCCTCTTCAAAGCATGCTTCATCGTCAATATATCCAAGAGCTGACTCTATAATTTTTGAATTAATAGTTGTTCCCTTTTTCCCCATCAGCTCAATGTCTCTTTGGTGCTCATTTGCAATAATGGCACATGCTGTATGAACTTTCGTCCTGCATGCAACAAGATCTGCATATTCTTCAACGGAAATTGTAACGGTATTTTCTGCCATCTTAATTTTCCTCCTCTAATACATTGATTTTGCTTACAGACACCTCGTATGCTGTTCTCTGTTCTTCTGTTCCATCTTCATATTTCTTAATATATCCGCGGCTCTGAATGCGTCCATTGATCTCAATATGAGTTCCTACTTCCAACTGACCAACAAATCTTGCATTTCTACCCCAAACAACACATGGGATATAATCTGATTTTCCGTAGGAACGATTGACTGCGATTAATAAATCTGCAATTTCTCTTCCAAGCGGAGTTTTCCTGTAAATCGGTTCTTTGCATACATATCCGTCAAGCTGGATTTTGTTCAAATCTGTATGCTCTCCCGTATTCGCTTTTTCAATTTCACAGACGAATACATATAATAACAGACGATTTCTCTTTTCCTCATGTTTGTTATAAGAACTATACACACCGGAAACATTAACGGCAGTGCCCGTGTATTTATCATTCAGATTGATTAATCTCTCTGAAATAATTAATGGGATAATATCAGCCGTCCCACTTAATCTATCCACTTTGAGGTGCATATTATAAAATCCCTCTCCAAACACCTCATGGTTAAATTCCGGCTCTGTGATAATCGTTCCTGTAAGTTCCACTTTATTGTTTTCTGCTCTCATATTTGAATTTCTCCTTTTCTTGTGCTAAAATAGGCGCAAATAGCTTATGCTATTGCTTGAACTGGAATCATTCAGCTTTGGTCGGTTCGGATGATTCCTTTTCTTTGCTGTAATCAGTGTCAAATGTGATATAGGTAATACCGTCATCGTCATCAGACTCACTTCTGTAATCGTAATCTACAATCTCTTCTGTATACTCCTGCCACTCCCCATCTATTTTTGTTCCTATATAAATAAGAAGTAATCCAATCAATACAGGTATAGCAGTGACCGGATACTCCGTTGCATCAATGCAGATGCAAAACAGAAAAACAACGGTGCCGATCATTTCAATTACCTTTGCTAACTTCTTCATAGGCACCTCACTCCTGCCACTTATAGGAACCGTTGACAATCTCCTCACCATACAAGGAAACAAAATCTGTTATTAATGCGATAAACTCTGAATTTGTCGGCTTTCCTTTTTCCACTGAAACCGTGTGACCAAAAATTTTGTTGATTGCATTTGTATTGCCATTTGTCCAAGTAACTTCAATTGCGTGCCGGATTGATCTTTCTACTCTCCAGACTGTATCGCTGTTTTCTTCTGCAATTTCAGTGTAAAGTCCTTTAATAATGTGGATAAGTTTGCTTCTATTTTCAAGACATTTCTCAACCGCACTGATTATGTAACCGTAACCCTTAAGGCTATGTTTTACGCCGATCTGATCTAATGTCTTTCTTAAAGCAATGTTCATTTGTCTATCCATGAATACCTCCTGTTAATCCTTTCCAACTCCGTATCTGATTGCCATTTCCTTCACAATAGCTGTATATCCCTCGATCAACTTCTTATCCTCTGCAATAATATCCACATAGGATAATTTGTCCCTGGTTGATTTACAGATACCCTCGTCAGCCATTCTCCTGCGCTTGTTAGTCAGCCGCTGCTTCAGATTTACACCCATTCGCTTTGACAACAGTTCGTAGCTTTCGGCTCTTACTTGGCTGTATGCCTGCCCGCCACCAAGTTCCATGCTGATCTTTCTTAAAATATTTCCAGTATCATCACGCCATGATGTTGTATCAAGTGCAACCACTTCTCGGATGCTCTCAACTCTCCGTTCCACATGGTTCAGTTGTTCCGCCTGCCGTTTCTGTTCCAGTTCCATTTTTGCCTGTCCATCAGCAATGGCATAAAACATTTGCATTTGTGGCGAAAGCTGTGAACGGTTGATTGCCATTTCTTTTGCCTTATCCTCAAGCGTTGCAAAATAATCTCTTGCAAGTTCACCTTTATGGTTTTTCTGGGTCATGGATAGCTTTCTAGCAAACTTGGAAGTCAATTTAAAATCTTCTCTCTTTTTAGTTCCAACTCCCGACTCGTACTCAAGTACGAACCGAGTAAAATCAATGTTTTCTTCTGCGAACTCGTTTTCAGTAATGTTTGTCTTGCACCACTTTGAATAATTGCTTGGGTTCAGCTCCAAGAAAGAATATAGCTTGCTTGCTGTAGTCATTCCGTTTTCATCGACACCAAGTGCAATTTCGATTGGTGTCTGCATTTTGGTTGTTTCTAAATTGTTCATTCATTCTTCTCCTTTCCGGATTTTTGCAATAAAAAATCCAACTACCGCTTGATAGTTGGAAAATACTGGTTGTCTCTATTTTGCTTTGTTGATACAATTAATGTACGGCGGCGGCCATCATGAAAGGAACTGTTATCATGAAAATCGTTAGTATACTTATCTCATTATTGGCATGGCGTGTTACCGGTTACGACTTCTTCATAATTCTAACCATAACATCCATGACAATCGACCTATACAAAGGAATTAAAAAAGTACAAAAGAGATTAAATAAAATACTAAAGATGATGCGGAAAATAAAGCAATAATGTAACTCATTTCCTGCCGCCGTCGCATATTAATTGTATCAACTGATTTCCTGTGTTACAAACACATTTAATCTGCAAATTCCGACAAATTTCTCAACTATCAATATTCAGTTTCTTCTTATTCTTTTGTTTTTGAGTTCCCAGTTTCTTCACTGGTTGCCTTGCTTGCCGAACCCTCGACCATCCCAAGAACATATCCTTTCTGGAAATCGTTCATTTTGGGAATCGCGTCTTTCAACTTTTCTACAACTTTCTTTTCCTGTTCGCTCATGTATTCACTTCCTTTCTCCCTGTGATATAATTTCCTTATTAAATAAGGAAAGGCGGTGATAATATGGATAATGGTTATTCTGAAACATTTGCTACATATGAGTTTGCAGATAAAGGAACATATGTATGTATGCAATGCGGTGGCGAAAATAAAATTGGAATCGTCACTGTAAAGCAAGGCGAAATGCTACCAGAATGCAAAGAGTGCGGATATACTACATGGATTAAAATAATGTAGGATTTTTAAACACTCTCTTTTCCTCTGCGAGCGTTTGGCTTGTAACCGCCAAGTTATCATCAACCAGATGCTCAATGAGGAACGTTCTTTTTACCACTCTCGTTCCATCTTCACATACTTGTGAAATGTGCAGATACATCTTCCCATCCTTCTGGAATGGAATAACAAATATACTCTGTAAAAATTTCCACTTAACAAAATGCTTATTAAAAAATGCAACGGCACAATCCTTGATTTTTTTCATCATCTCTTCTCCTTTCTGGTAACTTTTTAAGTTACTTTCTTTGCAAAAAAAATATCCATTGGATTTTGGATGTGAAGGTTATCAATCATAACCTGAATTTCGTCACTTCCGAAAACGCCCTTACTCATTCTCATATAAAATGTTTTTGGCGTAACTCCAATCATTTCCGCAACATCAGCCTGTGTTTTGCCATTTTCAGCAATAACGCCGCGAAGTTTGTTTGTATCAACCATCTTACTACTCCTTTCTAACTTAGTAACTTTTGAAGTTACTTTTATTATATTCCATTTTGGTAACTTGTCAAGTTATTTTTTTCTTGACGAGTAACTTTTTTGTGCTATAATAAAGTTACCAATAGGAAAGGAGGAAAACTCAAATGACAATCGGAGATAGGATAAAAAAGCAGAGAGAGCTTTTAGGTATTTCACAAGTAGAGCTTGCAGAGAAAATGAAAGTTTCAAAGCAAACACTATATAAATATGAAAACAACATTATTACTAATATTCCAAGTGACAAAATAGAAATTATTGGGAAAGTTCTTGAAGTTTCTCCATCTTATTTAATGGGTTGGGAAGATAATTTAGAAAACGCACCAGATATTCTTCCAGACCTTATGTCGGATAATGAATTGCTAGATAATTTGAAAATGCTAATGGAACTTAGCAAAGAACATCGACAGACTATATTTGACAATATAACCTATTGGCATGAAAAAGAGGGGCACTAAATGCCCCACTTTTTTTTGAATGAAAGTATTGTGTTATATAAAAATTTCAAAAATCGCTCGTTGTCGCACTTAACGACCATTTCAGTTATTTTTTCCTTGTAAAACGCTGTTTCCTCATTGCAATCTTTTTCCCCCATCTTATTCTCCTCCAATCATTCCGCACTTCCGATAGCGATACACAAATTATAGAACTTATGTTCGATACCGTCAACCCCATTTGACAAATTGCTACAAATTACAAACTCGTTTGTAGTTGAGGGACAAGAAAACGCCTTATCCCGCCCCTCAGCCAGAACTTGAAGTGCCCTTATCGGACAATTTTATTTTACAAATTTTCCCGCAAACATTCAATTTCTTTCGGTCGCAAGTTTCGACAGGTAAATTTCTTATTGTCGCAGAATGTCGATTGATTAGTTTAAATTTTGTTAAAAAATTAATTACTGGTTGAAAATTATGCATCTGCCAGTTATCTGTGATAAATTTTAAGTGCATAATTTTCCTTTCCGCCCGTAGGCTTGTTATTTAAAAGAGCCGGCTACACAACACACGGTCATGTAATCGGCTCTTAGGCTCTTGATTTTATTATATTTCTACATAGGTTTTCTTTTGTGCCAAGTTGTCCACTTTGTTCGTAAAACGACGGTTTAGTAAATAAATATTTCCTAAAAGTAGTAGCAAAAGACTGGTCTGGATTTGTCGGTACATTGTTTCCACAATTTAATGTGCAAAATGATAATGTTGTCGATATTTATGCTGATAAAACTGACGGTACATATCCTGCTGTACGTGTTGCCCGTGCTAGTGCAGATTATGATGGTAATAACATTCCAGACACATATTTAAAGAAATCCGACGCCAAAACCATGTTCAATACCGGATACCGTCAGGCAAGCAGTAACGAATTTAATAAATACTTCTCCGATACATGGAGTTATGCAGGTGCGGACGGATTATCTATTGATTCCGGAACGTGGCTGGTAAATTATTACTGTTGGGTTTCTAAAAGTTCTACTGTGGATGTTGTATCATTAAAAAGTACCGTCGATCAGGCGATTGGAATCACCGCCCCAAACAGCGGAAACGGTGGCACGTGGCTGACCATGCATGAAATAATATCTGGTAAGGCAATTACCAATTTAAAATTTTTAATAAAAGTACCAAAAGCTGTGACATTTGGACAGATCAGTACAAAGATAACTGCTATAAAACTGTGTTAAATATTAAATATATAAAACGCAGACCTTAATCCTTATTGTCTGATAAGCTTGTGAAAAAACGTAAAATGAATATGGGACGTTATAATAAGTTGCTGAACCGACTATAACACCTATGTTATCTGAACCATTGACAGTCATGGAGGCATCGTTGTGTGGACCGCCGCAGATAAAACCGCCAAGAATTGTGTGCCCCTGTGCTATTAAATTATCAATTTCAGTGGTTTTTCCGCCGACATATCCCCAATAGGTATATTTAGGGAAAAATGCTTTGCTTTCATTGGTAGTAACGCCTTTGAACTCTATAACAATGGATTTCACCTTGTTTTTTTCAATAATATTATCAACCTCTGTCTGTGTATAATATTTCTTTAAACCGTCGTTTAACGATGATATCGCTCCCGTGCATGTCCCATTCCCAATCTTAGAAATATCCGTTGTTCCAAGCATTTTATAGAGATACCGCACATTCTTGAACATCTGTGACACCTTTGCAAAAATAGAAGAATGTTTTTCGCCACTTGATAATTTTGGTACGCTTGTCCATGCTGACACTGATCCGTCTGCCACATCACTACTCGTAAAAGTTGCTGTATTCTCTGCTGTATCTCCACCGGTTGCCACTGCACCGACGTTTTCTGCTGTCAGTACCACATTTCCCCGACGGTATGATTTTTCTTTCACACCTTTCACGCCAGTAACCGGCGTACCGGCAAGCACATCCCACTTTTCATCCGATGTTTTGTAGATGTTTGCTCCCGCAGGGACTGTACTGCCCGCTCCCTCTTTAAAATCATCCGTGGTGGTAAATTCATCTGAAATATTGTACATCCATCCGGCATTGACATCCGCAAGTGCCGGAAGATCTGCAAATGCAACTGTTCCGTGTGGCTGCAATCCACCTTTAAGTCCTTCTGATACATCTTTTGCCTGCTGATAGTAATACTTGGCATTGTCAGAATCCTCGCCCTCTCTGCTTCCTGTACCACCAACAGCATAACTCTGTGCCTTGGTTGCACTTTCTTCTGCAGATTCCGCCTTACCGATGATCTCCGCAGCCTTTTGAGTTGCAATATCTGCTTTTTCGGCTGCTGTATCAGCTGACTGACTGGCGGATGATGCTTTCTCCGTGGCTGTGGCGGATGATTCACTGGCGGATGTCTCACTGACTTTTGCGTTGCTTTCGGATGCCGCTGCCGCCGTAGCTGACTTCGCTGCCGCTGTCTCGGACGCCTTGGCATTGTCCTCTGATTTTTTTGCCGCTGTTTCACTGGCTTTTGCGGCATTCTCACTTGCTTTGGCGTTTATTTCAGACATTGCCGCTGCCTGCTGGCTTGACTCTGCCTTTGCTACTTCCACCTTAATTTTTGCAAGATAGTTTGGCTCCAAGTGTTTTTCCTCGATGCTACCCTCTTTGACGATGGCAGACACTTTTCCATCCTTATCAATATAAAAAGCTACCGTATCAGAATTAAGGAACTCATACTGTGTAATCAGTGCCGACAGGTCTATGTACTGCTTCGTACCATCGATCAGAGTCAAAATAATCTGCTGTGTAGTCGGGTTATAATCGAAGTTGATCGCGATCTTCTCCATCTGCGTATCGATCATAACTTTGGAACCGTTCTTTTTCGTGATTGTGATAATTCCCGTCGATTCCTCGAATGTCACGTCTGCAACAAGAGTTGCTACCTCTGTTTTCGTGGCTTTTGTGGTATCAAGAGTGATTACACGATCATCAATAACGCCAATAGCTGCGTCCATTTTGTTAAGATTGCTTTCATTAAGCGGTGTTTCATCACTCGGGTAATTCTCCCAATTAATATCAATATGCGCTTTATTCATGATCCTCACTCTCCCTTTCCTTTGCAAGCTTCATCTGCTCCCGTTCGGCTATAACATGTCTGTTTGCTTCTTCCTTAATCTGCTGCAGAATATCCTTAAACACTAGGTACTTAGCTTCGATTGGGACATCCTCACACAAATTTGCATAATTTATAATGTCGTTTTCAAATTCACGAATTTTTGCATTTATCATAGATTTTCCACCTTTTCCTTTAACTGTTCTATCTCGTCATGCTGCAACTGCACTGTGGCAACCAGATCAGCAATCAGTTCCGTATATTTCAGTCCGTAATACTTTTTCCCATTGCTGTCTGAAAACGTTTTTGGACAAATATTCCACCCTTTTTCCGCTTTTTTCAAAACATCCTGTGCTATAAAGCCATGATGAAATCCATCCTTTTCGAAATTATAACGATACGATTTTGCTCTTAAAGAATAAATAAACTCAGATGATTGCTTTTTGCTTAAATCTAAAATTGTGTTTTTTATTCTTTTGTCAGATCCATTAATTACTCCACCTCTGAATCCACCTACTCCGGTATCTCCGTCTAAATGGATCATCATGTGGTCATTATCGTTTGCGCCTTTATGCAATGAAACCTGATTATATTGAACCGTACATTGATGAACAGGACTTTCAAGCGTCCCTTCCACTGTTCGAAATCCATCCGTTCCCATCTGTACAAGTGTTCCACTGCGTTTAAATTCAATAAGGTTTTCTACAGACTCTTCCGTTTGAATATGCATATATCCCCCGGTCATTTCCATAGAACCTTTTAATTCAAGCAGTTTTGCTTTGATTTTTATGCCCTCGGCTGACTGGTTGATTTCTGAAATGACGCTGTCTCTTGTAACTTTGCTTTCGATCCCCTTTGATGTCTGCGTAATCGCACTAGACATATTGGATGAAAGCTGCTTAAGCGTGGTTATCAATGTCCATTTATATTTACCGCTGTTAATTCCGCCATCCGGATCGCAGCCATACAATTTTCCACTATCCTGATCTAAAAAACTGCGTCCATTATATTTGGATGATGCAGGGTAAGTATCTTGGGGTTTTCCAAAACCATAATAATTAATATCATAGCCATCAATATTCCATGCCTTCAACGAAGCACTGACTTCTGACCGTATCTTAGTTGCAGTTACCTCTATCTTTCCGGACAAATCGCCCTCTGCTTTGCTTGCTCTCGTAACTTCCGCTGTAATCTTGTCCTCATTAATTTTAATAGCTGCTGCAAGTTCAACTTCCTGTCCCTGTGCCCTTTTAACTTCTGCTGTAATACTGCTCGCATTTTGCGTGATTCTCGATGATAAACCATCCGTTGTATTTTTAACTTCTGTGCGAATTTCGGTTGCGGTCTGCGTGATCTGTGACTGCAATCCCTTCTCAACATCAGTTATCGTGCTCTGTGTCTTTTCAATGGTTCGCTCCAACACATTGCTCTTGCCTTTGAGCTTTAAAATACTTTTCTGTATTCCGTTCGCCCCGTTTGTCCGGTACTCTTCCCCATCCGCTTCCAAATCATCACGCAAAGCCTGTATACCTTTCAGGGTTCTTTTCAGAATATAGGACTCAATCAGTTCATATCTGGTCGGCAGCCGCACTGCATCCCCGACCTCAAGACACGGATTTCCTTTGCAGTCCGCTGTAAACGGGCGGTAAACAATCCCTCTGATCTTGGAAAGGATATTTTTTGCAATGCCTTTCAGTTCTTTTGTGCCTTTGCCATATACAAGAAAATTATCCTCGATCACATAGGTATTGTCTCCGGTGCCTACGATCACGCCAATATCATTCTTCTGCTCCCTGATCTGTAGCTTATCAATGGTTTTGACAAGATAATCTTCATATGTGGCAGTAACATAGAATCCTTTTCCTATCTGCGTACTCTTTGGATTGCGCGGAAACAGATCATCTGCCGGATAAAGGTCATTTCTCGGATATAATCCCTGTATTTCCTGTTCCAGATAAATATAATGGAACGTTCCATCGCGCCCCATATGCCCCATACAGCCATTGATCTCACAAATACAGGACAACACTTCTTTGCCGCTCATAGATTCGCCTATGGTGCTCGATTCCTCTGTATCAGAACTTGTCTCGCTGGATGCCGTGACTGCCACGGTTTTCTCGATTGACATATTGTCATTAATGAGTGTGATGTCCGCCTGTTCGATTCCGAAATGCTTGAAAAAACTATTGCGGAACTGCTTCATAGTGACCGGATCATAAACTGTAACAGTCGTAGTTTTTCCATCTTTATCTTTCTGCTGCTCTTTATGGGATGGAAATACAGTGTTGTACCATGCTGCCACATCTGCATTTAAAATGTCATAAAGAGCGTCATATGCAACCACATCACGGCACGTCCTGTCTGCCGTAGGCGTATCAGAATCAACCTTATATCGTCCGAACTGGAACGGGATATCTGCATGTCCACCAAGAGACATCCTTACTGTCATCCATCTGCCCTTCATTGGCAAAAATGTATTTGACACCGTAAATTTAATCATGGCAGCTTCACACGAACCAAACGTCAATTCCTGTTCTGAACACAAACTTTCGGTCAATTCGAATTTTTCTTGGTGTAGCTCTGTATTTGTGATATTGATTTTTCCATCATCAGATACGATGGATAACTGCTTATCGACCGTATCTTTTTTGAACAAGTCGCCATATTTATAATTAACCACCGTACACACCCCCTATGAAAGCAAGCCGAACTGAATTGTAACGAATTATTCCATCATATGTTCCGTATATCGTAGGCTGAAAATCTGCCATATAACCGTACTGCGTCACATAATCGTCATATTCCGGGATATACGCTGTGATATAGCAGGCTCTCCCTGTCGCATTTGTGAACTGACTTCGAATATTGTTTAAAACCTCACTAAAAGTCTTATTTGTCAGCATTGCCCGTGTCTCAAACTCCACTTTTAAAGCCTTTAATTCCACGGCATTTCTATGCAGATAACCGTTGGCATCCGTATAATCATCTAAATCCTGCATATTGACATATGGACTATATGATTCCGCTTTCATAAAAGACATTGGCACTGTGTAATTTCCAATCTTTAACAGCCATCCGCTGTACGCCATATTTCCACCACCTAACTGTTTGGGTTTGCGGCTGTCTCAAATGACAGTCGGTAAAATTTGTGCAAAAATAGCACCTACCACCAATTTGATAGATGCCACTTCTTTTTCTTGATCTATTTTGTAATTACTTCGATATTGGGCGATTTAATCACAATTTTCTCCGGTGTGTGAATTACTTCCGTGTTCCCATATGTAATCCTGATTTCTAATTTGTTCATAAAATTTCTCCTAAATTTCATACTCCGGGTATGCTGCTTCCCAAGCATCCCTATGGTAGGTATTTACCTCTCCATAATTTGCATCAAAAATCTTTTTCACGCCATATCCAAGTTCAATGCTCTTTTCTTTGAGTTTTCGCCAATTAAATGTTTTCCAGTCCACACCGTTCATTGCTGCAACACGCTTAATAGAATACCAGTCTTTGCTATAATCAAGTTCCTGCTGCAGCTTTTCATTCTCCTGTTCTGCAATCTGCCTGCGCTCTACTTCATCCGCATATGCCCGAAGTGCCGATGGAAAATCTTTCGGGACCTGTCCCCTCTCCATTTCGTTAAAACGCTTTACATATTTTGCTGTGAATAGGATACCTTTTTCTCCTGTAAACTTATTAGCAAGAAAATCACAACCAATCTTGGTAACTTCATAACACGGCATCTTCTTGTTTTGCCCTGTCAAATACGTTGATTTGATGAAATAATCGGTAACGGGAATTTTCCCTTTACCTAATGTTGGTATAATTCCTGCCTGTTTAGTGCTTCCGTCTGGATTTGTTGTCCCTTCCAATTTTTTTAAAATCTCATAGTGCGGAACTTCCATCATTTCTGCAATTTCAAGTGTTGTTATCGTGTTCGTATTGTTTTCAAATCCAATTTCATCTTTAGTCATAAGAGCTGTGTATGCCATATTTTCTATCTCCTAAATTTCCGAGCCTTACATTTCGCAAGGCTCAACCTTTAAATTCACGTGCGTTAGGAACATACCCTAACAGTAGTCGCACGCTATATATTTAGTAAGATTGTAATTTCCCGTGACGAAATACTGGAATAGCCCCAAATTTTCGGGGCTAAGCGGACAGGTAAGTTATATCTGCAAATTGTTCTATTCTATTTTTGCAATCCCTATAAATATCCTTGTAGTGCATACCCATTGACATATCAATTCTAATAGTCTGCAAAATAATGCTTTCCACAAGGGTTAGATTATTGAGATCTGAAACTGTGATATTGTCGCGATTTCCACCAATTACTGATTTTGCCAACTTGGTATATGTCACATACAGTTTATCTGAATGCGTACTTCCTTGTTCTTTGGCATAGTCTACAAGAAGTTTAATCACATCAGTTTCTTTCAGCCGATTTTCTTTATTAGCAATTCTTGTTTCGCCCCATAGTTTCGATTGCTTTTCAAGAATAAATCTGCGCATTGCATAAAACTGTCGAACCAACTCTTTCTTAAACTTCACAACTATTTTTGAATTTCTCAAAAGAGTTATAACAAATGTTGCTTGTTCCTCATTCAAATAATAAACTCTTTCAGGCTGCCCCCTTTTCCCCGATTTTAAATCGGAGAAATCAATATTGCCAAAGTCTAAAATATCTTTCTCATATTTTCTGATAATAGCAACAACAGATTCATGTTGGTTATTTGTTCCATCTGCAATCACTTTGCTGTTTGTAAAAACATCGTTTCCTTTGAGTTCCACCAATTCATACATACTCTTTTCCACCTTTCTTTCGCTACTGTCATTTGACAGGCAGGTTTAAATTTCATTTTTTTATTTTTCTTATGCAGTTTGAAATAAATAAAAAGACCACCAAAGACTGAATTTCTTCAATCTCTGGCGGTCACGAATCCGCACCTATTCCTCATAGGCTTGCAGGACATCCTAAATTTCTTTAGGTCTTACCTGCGTGATTTTTAATTATTGAAATTATATATTTTCTATGTGTGTTTGTCAAACAGCTAATTTGCAAATTTTATCAGCAATTTTCACAAATTAAACAATTCTGGGCAAAAACGCTTGCTAGAATACTTATCCGATCTGTTAAAAATCAAGGAATACAAAAAAGACACCTCTTGAGGCGTCTTTTTCTAATTGGATTATTTTGTTTTCTTATTTTCCCCTGCTGCTTTAAGTACTCTCCATTCAGGATCGTTGCTAAAGTTTTTTCTTTCTGTAATTTTTGCTAATTCTTCTTTCAACTGTTCATTTTCTCTCTCTAATTTTTCTATTTTCTTTTCATGTTCTCTCTTTTCTTTAACAAGTATGTTTTTATCTTTTTCCAACTGATCTGCATAAATAAGTGCTTTTGATTCTCTGTCATATAATTCCAAGTTTTTATCAGTTGCCTGTTCTATTCTTTTATTTATTTCCCTGATTTCCCATTTGTGATTTTTTTCTTTTTTCTCCAACTCATATTTTAAATATTCTATTTGTTCATTTGCTTCTTTTAATTCTTCTTTACACGCCATTAGTTCTGATTCTAATGTTTTATCTCCCATGTATTTTCCCTCGCTTATAAGGTTCCTATGTAATTTTCAATATACGAAATATATTCAACAGGGATTCCGTTCAAAACATCTATTTTTATATCAGAAGAATATCTATTTATAGACCAATCGTATGAATTTTCTTTTCTTAAGTCTGATATTCCTCCAGTATCCTTGTTTTGGTATGTGCATTTGTCATTCTGTTTTACATTCACGCAAACAGTTACTTCCATGTCTGACATGTCAAATTTATAATAATCATAAAGAGTAAATATACAGATAACTTTACTATCATCTTTCCCAAGATACAATGTATCCATATTTTCAAAATCAATTCTATTCTTTTCGCTGTCTATATAAACACAAATATCAAAATCTTTTTGATCATTTTCATACAGCCAGTAGATATCTTCTTCTGAAAGTGTGCTTATATCAAATTCAACTATAACATACGGCATGTAACCATTTTTATATTCCATCTGACACAAATCTACTGATTTTATTCCAAATGTACTATCATTATAATTCATGCTGTCATACGGTATACTTTTTACATTCTTTTCTATTCCAGTTTCTCTTTCAATCACGACAGTTCCATCCGTTTCTGTCGTCTCTATTTTTTCTTCCTCATATCCGTTTCCACACCCAGTTAATACCAACACAGCTATTGTCAAAATTACTATTCCCCACTTTTTCATGAACTCCCTCCCATTTGTAATATATTATACAAACTATACCACAAACGAAAGAGAGTTGCAATTAAAATATAGGAACTGGATTTCTCTGCGTTCTATTTGCTTCCTGTCTCCATTTTTTTACTGTCCCTTGATACGCTTTATCTGAATCAAGAACCGCCGTAATATCTGCTTTTTCAAGTTTTGATACAATGACGTCTCCCAGTTTATCGTAATCAATAGCGCTTGACATTGCTATCTGCATTTCTTTTCCAATAGTACTTTCAATGCTACCGGAATTGTATTTTATAGATGCGTTTACGTTGTCAGTTATGCTTCTATTGTACTTATATACAACTTCCGGCGCTGCTTTTAACCCTGTCAATCCAAAACTGTCCTTAATTCCCTCGGACCAGTTTTTTATCTCCTTAAATGTACTTTTAGATCCATCAGAAATACCATTATTAAATCCTTCTACCGTAAATCCTGCAAATTCTTTAAACACTCTTGATGGCGAATGTATCCCCATCAAATTTGTAAACCAAGAACCAATATTTGATACCCAGCTAGAAATAACACCGTGCGTTGTATTCTGATTCCCAGATACTCCACTATTAAATCCCTCTACCGTATATTTTCCATAATCAGAAAACACCGTGGATGGCGAATGTATCCCCATGTTTGTTGTAAAAGGTGCCTTGATATTATTGTTCATATAATCAAGCATAGCATCTCCAGTACTGCTTGAGTTATCTCTGATACCATCATTGTATCCATCTACTGTATTTTTCGCCCAACTTTCCCCCATATTGGACAGCATGAGTTCCTTTAATTTACCTTTTCGTGTAATTTCTCCGGTAACTGTATCGACTGCACTTTGAGACTGGGCTACACCACCATCCGAAAATCCTTTAACAATTACTTTTCCGCCTTCTATTGCTACATTGTATCCTCTGTCGTTATACCATGTTGTTATTTCATTTTCTAGTTCTGCGGTCAATGTTGGTATTGCTTCTTTCGTTCCTGCAACTCCGCCAACACCAAATTGTACCATTCCTTTTTCCCCAAGGTTATACATATCTTGGTCTGTCGTTCCATAGGAATCAATAATTGTTTGATATAATTCTACTGCTTCTTTTCCGATTACCTGCTTACCATTGACAAATATTCCGCCAAGATCATCTATTGCTTTTGATGCGTTCAATGCAATTTGTCCAAAGTTAATCTTATCTACGGCATCAGACAATTTATTGTATTTCTGCGTATGTTGTTCAAGCATATCATTTGCAGTATTGTAAGATGTTGTAGCTTTTTCAACCTCATCTCTAAGCGTCTTTTGTGTTTCTGTTATTTTGGACTGTTCATCTTCTAAGAAAACCATTTTCTTTACAAGTTCATCATGTGCATCGCTTGCATTTTTTGCTTCTATGCCATTTGCTTTTAAAGCGTCTGCATTTCGCTTCCACCAATCATTCCAGTCCTCTGTTGCACCTATATCAGAAATTATTTTATTGAGTTTATCTAACTCTGTTTTATTTTTTTTGTAGTTCTGCTCTGATACTTCCAACTCGACATTAGCTTCCGCAAGTGCCTTACTGTACTGCTCTACAACATCTTTATATCCTGCAACTCTATAATATTCTTTCTGCGCTTCTATGGTCTTTAGAAGTTCTTCCTTTTGTGCTGTATATTTTCCAGTAGTCATATCAATCTGATTTGCTAATTCTGGACAAATATCAATAAGCTGTTGTGCTCTCGTTTTTAATGTTTCTTGATCTGCTGCTGTTAAGCTCGTCTTGTCTGCAAGTTCGAAATATGAATCTGCAAGCTGTTGAAGCTGATCTGCACTTGCTTCGGATTTAGATGTTAAATCCTTTGTAGTGTCAGCTAAATCTCTTAGATTTTGTGCGGCATCTTCCATTTTCTGGTTATTTGATCCTATTTCTTCCTCAAACTCCAAAAACTGATCTGCAATCTCTTTTTGCCAACTTTTATGGAAATTATATACAGCTAACCCTATTGCTGCGATCGCCGCTGCTATTGCTAAATAAGGATGCGCAACGACAGTAGCTGCAAAATTCAAAAGAGTATCTTTTATTGCCAAAATCTTTGTCTTAATATTGTCTAATGCTGATAACGTAATGGTTGATATTTTTATTGCTGCAATTACTCCAAGAATGGTTGCTTCTATTGGTGCAGCAGAAAATATACCAGACCATGTGCTTAGCCCAGCATTTATAGCTTTCCAAATTACCTGCGCAATTTTTCCACATATGCCAAGCCAATCTATATCAGACAGGAACTCTCCGATTTTCTTTCCAATCCTATACCAATTCACTCCATCAATAGCAGAAATCATTGCATCAAGCAAACCTTTCGCCCATGTATTCAATGTTCTTGCCAAAAGAGTAAACTTGAAAGTTTTGAAAAATTTATTAATCCCTGCTGCAATAGAATTTCCAAAATTCTTCCAGTTAAATCTCGTTCCAAAAGAATTTAAAAACTCCAATGTAGTATTCAATGCCCCTGCAATCGTTTTTCCGACATTTCCAAACAGTCTCGGATTAATAAGACCATTAAGGAAATCTGCCAAGCCTTTGCCGAAATTTCTTGCCTTGGAATAAATCTTATCCCAGTTGATAGACTCCATAGCTTTTGATAAGGCATCACTGATGTATTTTCCAAGCTGTTTCAGATTTTTAATATCACTTTCGTAATTTTTGAAAATGGTATCAGTCTTGACAAGTTTACCGCCACTGGCACCGCCTGATGCGCCACCACCGCCGGAACCGCCCGAACCTTTTTTGCCAGAACCATCATTTGTGGTAATCAGTTTCAATTCATCAAACTGACGGACGCCCTTATTCATCTTGTCGATGTTCTTTGCCGCCTGTCCGGTATTGTCAGCAACATCGCCTGCGCTCTCTGCCGCATCTGAAAAACTATCTGCAAGACCTGCACCGGAATCCTCATATTTCCATCCGAAGATTGCGCCTAAAGCGTTTGTAACCTTTGTAACAAAGCTGATAACAACCAGTAAAACGGAATTGAGTGCTTTTACGAATGGTTTAAAAGCATTGATTAATGCTCCACCAATAACACTGCCAAGCTGTTCAAATGACTGTTTTAAAATTCTGATCTGGTTCGCCCACGAATCAGCAGTACGCGCAAAGTCTCCCTGTGCTGTCTGCGTATTGGCAAGGACGTACTGATACCGGAGCATTGTCTTTTCAGCCTGTGACATAGACTCGATATCAGAATCTAATCCCTGTTTCATCGCCCACTCTTTAAGGGTTGCCTGTGTAAGATCAAGACCGTAATCTCTTAATGGACGTGTCTGTCCGGTAAATATTGCAGCTAAATCCTGCGATACAACATCCTGATCTATGTTATACAGAGATGCCATATCAGCAGTTAATTTTGTTAAATTCAAAGACACATCAGCCATGGAATCAGACAAACCAATATAGCCATCTGTCTGCTTATTCAAAAACTCATTGGCTTTCTTTATCAAACTGCTGTCAATTCCCATGGCTGTTCCCATTGCTTGGAATCGGCTTGCCGTCTGTTTCAGTGTCAGTTCTGACATACCGAACTGACGTATAGAGTCCTGTGCAAAGTCATTGACTTTCTTTGACATGTCCCCAAAAGTAACATCAACAACGTTCTGAACCTCTGTTAATGCGGATGATATGTCGATTGCATTTTTTATTCCCCTGATCGCTCCGTACAGACCAAGATAAATCCCCATAGAGGACAAAATCTGTCTTGTGAATGACTTGAGTCCGATCAATGCTTTCCCTGTGGATGTCTTAAATCCAAGGAAAGAACCGGAAAGACTACTGATGCTGGTATTTAACCCAGAAATTGCGCCACCAGACCTGTTGGAAAGATTGCCGAGTGCCTGCGTCATCTGAATGATATTCGAAGATACATTTGGCGCTTTTGAAAGCGTATCAAACAGGTATTTGAGGTTGTCAGCAAGCAAAGGTATATTTGTTACTGCACGTCCGCTTGCAACGCTTCCAAGCCTTGATATGGCTGTTACAAGGTTGCTCATATTGGTCATATCAAAATTCAATGCACCTATCTTGTTCATCTGGCGTACAAAGTTTTGTAACTGCGCAGATAAAGCCGGCAGATTCTTTGTCGCCTGTGTAGATGCCTTGCCACCAATTTTTGACAGTGCCGACACCATGCTTGTGAGTCCGCTTGTATCAACAGCTTTAACACTTGCTATTCCAGATGCAAGATCTCTCACAGCAGAAGATATTCCGTGGATAGAATTTGCATCAACACCAGAAAATTTATTGAGTGCCCGCACCATTGATGTGATTTCCGAAGATTTACCACCTTTGAACCCGGTAGCTGCATCGGAAATGCTTCTGATTCCGCTTGCAATATTTGAAAGTTTTGCAGTGTCAAACGATATGCTTTCCCGGAGCCTATTCATGCTGTTTACAAGGCTTTCTATGGAATTACTTGCTTTTGCAGAGTCAGCTTTGATTTTTATTTGTAATTCATCAATGTCTGCCATATATGCACCAACTTTCTATGCAAAATAAAAAGACGGTAGGCTGTGACACCTTACCGTCCTTGATCTACTCTTTTAATTTTTCTCTTGTAACCGGTCCGCATTTCTTATCTACTGTAATTCCGACTTTTTTCTGGAATGTTCCAATACCGGTCGCCGTATCATTTCCAAGAATACCGTCCACATTACTGTTTCCCTTTTTATCTTTTTCATCCAGGCATCCGTGATAAATAAGCTCCGTCTGAAGCCATCTCACATCATCCCCTCTCATGCAAGGGAATTTTTTCTTTAAAATCCTTGCAGGTTCCGGGTATGGGTTTAAATGATCTTTTACATTTTTTCTAGGGTTTCCGCTTGTCACAATCGCTGTATGACCTTTTGTTTTTGTGACAAGAACATCTCCATTGTAAAGAACCATTCCTGCCGCATAACCTCCAATGTCATCAAACATGCCACTAGAAAGAAGTACAGATTTTTCATTTGCTGTGGTGAAATTTCCAACATCTTTTCCAGTTGCATGAATAATGCATGCACGTACCGTTGTGCCGCAATCTGCTTCTGTTTTTACTTTTGAATTAATACCATATTTGACAATTCCAAGCCGGTGTCCCTGACAGTAGCCAATATTATCATTATTGCACGCTGTAATCATTGATTCTGCCAGTTTATCCGCCATATCTTTTGTTTTTGGTCTTAACACATACCATCCTTTTTTATGAACATAAAAGTTTTGCATACTTACTTCTGTTCCGGTCTGATCTCCCGGTCTCCCACCGGTCAATTTCCCATTTTCATCATGTCTTGCAGATCCAATTCTCATATTTATACCTCCAAGTTCTTTTCTGGTTTTGGGTGGCTCAACTCATAGTTTGACTGCATGACTTTAAGTTTTGCCACAAATAGCTCTCTCTGTTTCTTTATTTCTTCTTCCGTCATTTCTGAATCATCTTTCCCTTGTTGCTCATTGATTGGTTTTTTAATATACTTTGATTTTGCTTTTCGTCCGGCAAGGCAATGTTCTACTGCCACCGATACCGCAGACAATCCGTATGTTCCAAACCACATCCACATCTCATTGTCTCTTTGCTTTTTATCTAAGTTGTAAGCATCCGCATAAGGCTGTAAATCAGCCGGGCAGGACGTGTCTATGTCACGCACGGTAAATCCATACCCTTTTGTAACTAAAAGCCAGAATGGGCGGATTTCCGCACAATATGTTCCCCATGTAAGTTCTCTCTGTTCTTCTACTTTTTCCTCGGAGTTTTCTTCTCCGCTTCTTTCTGATCTGCTTTGAGCAGTTTTGATAAAAAACCGTTTTCAAGCAGCTCCGCTAAAAGTGCATTGTAAAGTACCTGAACATCTGCATCTTCTCCGTCAAAGTAATCATCCAGCATGGCATATACTTTTCCAAGCTGCTGTTCCTTTTCTCCCTCATTGTCCGGATTGTATCCAAGTTCCTCTTTGTGAAACTTCTGCGCGCCTACAAGGATTAACTCTGGAAGAAATAAAAGGATTTCGTCAACCGCTTCGATATCTTCCATCTGGTCTAATTTTGCTACTTTCTTGATAATTCCGCTTTTCACGGTTGCTTCATATCCAAACTTGATCTGTAATTCTTTCTCGCCAAATTTTAATTTTGTCATTTTCTTTCCCTTTCTCCCTCTCATATAGGGAAAGGGCAGTCCGAAGACCGCCCTGTTCTTTTAAATTGTTTCTTCAAGCTCTGGCTCGGTTGTCTGGTTATCGTCAGCCGATCCAACCGAACTATTCGACTGACGTGTTATTCCCCCGGTGTAAAAGCTACAGCGGTGTCCATGCCCTTGTATTCTTCAATGGTAAGATTCATTTCAACCGTCAAAAGTTCGTTCTGACCAATCTCCGGCTGTGGAATCTGCTCTGGCGGCTGAGCCACAACAAAAAACGCGTCGGTAAATCCCGGGATAATAGTTTCAAACCACATTCTTTTCCCGCCGGAAAGCGCCTTATACGCCGTGATAAGTGCTTCCCACTCTTCCTTTGTGGCATCCGTAAGGTTTACCGTGATAGGGAAAGAGCCACCGGTATCTGCGCGACCCTTTACATATCTGGTAATAGCATCTTCTAATGCAGATGCGTCAATCTGTTCCGGCTCAATGTTAATACCGCCGATTGCGTTAATTCTTGTAAGCTGTTTAAACGATGTAGGCTTTGTTCCGGCTGTCGCTTCTGTGCCATAGCCAAACGTAATTCCTAACGTAGACAATCCTGCTTCTGCCATTTTTACCTCTCTTTCTACCGCCAAATAATGCGGTTATCGGGCGCATCTTTTTGCACCCGGTGCATAAAAAATAGAGCCTTTCGGCTCTTTTACATCAATCTGTCGTTGGCTCCGATTATCCGCCGGAACCTTGCAACGCTTCTAAATTTTTTTTCACTGTCATTTTTAAACTCCGGCATTGCTGTAATTTGAAATCGCATCTGTTTAAAGGCATCAGCTAAAATAGCCATAATCCCTTTTGCATCGCTCTGCTTTGTGTTTGTAATGACGTCAACCTGTATTGTTTCCTGCACCGCATTTACGGATGTGCCCTCTAAATCTGCCCCACGTTCAAGCCCCGGCATCTCATGGATGTAAATAGTCGGGAAAACAGGGTCTTTATCAAGGTTCTTTTCAACCGTTGTAAATGCAGTGTCAAAATTCATGCTTTTGTATTTTTTCTTGAGTTTTGGTTTGGCTATCGTTGCAACATTGGAGAAAATGTTTGTTTCAAGATCATATACCCACTGGTTGTCTGCCATTATCCAAACACCTCCTTCGCTGTCTGTGTAACAATCTGCCGCAACTCATTTGCGGTCAGATACATAAATGGTCGGCTTGGCATTCCCTCTGTAAACCACCAATCGCCATTGTCGTCCTGATAAAACCATCCATATCTTCCATCTGAAATCTGATGGATAGTTTTTCCACTTGCATACTGCCACGAAACACCCTCTGGCAGTTTCCCCGGATAATGGCTTTGCTGTCCCACAATTCCGGTTCCAAACTCAACAAATGCGGCGTGGTCTGTACCGGCTATTACCGCCCATATCCCGCCGCCCTTAGTGCTTCCTTCATATTCCGCATGAACACTTGAAATCAGTTCCGATGTAAATATTGCGTCAAGGTCAGCAATTTGCACTCTGGCAATCTCTACGCCCTTTTCCGCGAGTTTTTCTGCCAATAGCTGACATTTATATGTTAAGCTGTTTTGATAGGCTCTAAGCTCTTGTATTGCATTCTGAATAGACTTTTCAGACAGGCTCATTGTGATTACTTTCTTCCCCATGCCGCACCTACTTCACATTTTTTTGCAATAAGAACAAATCAACCGTCAATCCCTCGTCTGCAACACCTTTTACGATGTAATCAGCCGAATTTTCGTCAACGATTGTATTCTCTTCATCTTTGTACCTTACATCTGACCGTTTCCATACCAAAGAACCGACGTTCAATGGAAGTTTCCCTTTGTCCTCGACAATTTGAACAAAGTTTGTGGAATTGTCAACGCCAAACTCTTTTATAAGTGCTTCACTCAACTTATTGCTGATTGAAGAATAAAAAACCACAGGCTTCTCGTAACCTGTGGTATACTCTCCGGTTGTTTTCGGTATTTTGTTTCCATCTTTATCGAGGTAATAAATTACATTACCATCAGAATCCGTGTACGAAGAATATTCGATGTTACCATCATCATCCGTCACATATACCGGCACCTTGCCGCTTTGCTGCGAATAATTCATTTTTTGCTTATTGATCTCAAGCATTTCGCTTCACATCCTTGCCGAACCGTTTCCACAGCTCAGAAAGCTTTTCCCATCCATACATTGCGACAAACGCAACAATAAATCCTGCAATAATAGCCGCCAAAATCATATACCATAAAATTGATGTCTGGATGTACTGCATGTATGCCACAAACGCAGCGACCGTGATTCCGATAGAAAGAACAAATACCAAAATGTCCGTTGGAATCTTAGAAAATACGCCTACACCTTTGATTACCTGTGTTACCACAGACACAACAAATGCCAGCGCACCAATGATTGCCAGAATAATTGTCATATTTGCAATTACAGACTGTATAATATCCATGATTAAACCTCCTTTTCATCATTAAGACGGGTTTCTATCCCGTCAATTCTGTGATGCGCCGATTTCACACTTTCTTCAACCTTTATAATTCTGTTGTCGTGAGAATTTATTTCTTTTCTCATCTCCGAAACTTCATTCTTGATCTCGGTCGTGTTGTTTGAAATGGCATCCAACTTCATGTTAATGCGTGTGTTCTCCCTCACGCGTTCTTCAAGATCCGTGTTGTCTGTCCTTTTGTTGCTCTTCAAGCCCATAAAGACGGAAAAACCAAGCGACAGCACGCTTATAATGATTGCTGTTGATATTTCAATCGTCAAATCATATACCGCCTTTCATTTTTATGGCACACCGCTCACCACCGCTCAATGTGTGCCGCCTGCTACGTTTTGCCGACGTCGGCAAAACGTAACGCACAATCTTCTAACCAGATGGAATCCCATACGGTTATAATGCTTTTACAAACGGAAATACTCCAACAAACAAGCTTTCCCTGTCTTTCCAGCTACGGCTTACGCCGTTTTCTGAATAACTTGCCATATAGGCTTCTCCTGCCTGTGAATGGTCGTACAAGGCTAAATTGACGATTACATCCTCAAACTGTTTCAAGTCTTCGGATATTTTTTCATCCGTGTAGCTTTCCGGGTAATTCCGCTTGCTTACCACTTCATTTCTTGCCTGCTTGATAAGCTGTTCGATGTAAGGATTATCTTCTTTCTGGTCGAACACGACAACATCAGAAGTAACACCATCTTCATCCGTAACGGTTTCAATATGAAATTGTTTCAGTCTGATTTTGACCTGCTCTAATGTTGTATATTCGTCCATTCTTCCCTACCTATAATCCGAACTGCTCGATCAAAATGCGTTTCAGTTCCGCTCCACTGATTTCTTCTGCACCCTCGATCCCATGTTCAGCGGCAAGTGCCTGTAAATCAGCAGTGCTCATTCTGTTAATCTCTGTCTTGGTGTACCCTCCGGAAGATTTCTCTCCCAGAACAATGTCCGGGATTTCATCTCCTGCTTTGTACCATTTTCCATTGCGCTTTATCGTGTATTCAGCAATCATACCGCACCTCCTACGCAACTTTCATGACAACAACGCTGTCCATGCCCTCAAAAGTAGGCAATCCGATCATTGACACAACGCAATGAGTGTTGATCGGATGATTTGTTGCGTATGTATACACCGAAATACCGGTTTCTACAATAGAAAGGTTTCCGTCTGTTAAACTTCCGCTTCTCTCTTCCGGTGTCTTTCCAAAGACATAATCTCCAAGGTACACGCCGGATGCCTGCGCTGAAATAACTCCTGTAGGAATAAAATATTTGGTAGCACCGTCTGCAGGGTCGATGTAAAGTTTGTCGTAAACTTCAATCTCGATGCCGTATCCTCTAAGATACTCTGTAACCTGCCCCTGCTGTAAGCGAATACCGCCATTGTAAGCAGTAATTCCAAGCACCTGTTTCTTTGTGTCCTCCGCCTTAAGGACCATTTCCCATGTTTCTGTATTCATGCTAAAGCGTGCAAGGGAATATCCTGTTTTCTTTGCAAACTCACGTTTAATCTCGATAAGGTCGTCAAGTGGCGTTGCTGTTTCTGGTGCAGACCATTTATCGGTATCGCTTCCGGAAATATCCTTGTAATGGTCTCTCTTGTGCGCCACTCCATTGTCCGAAGTATAATCCACGTAGTAGCTCTTTCCGCCAATTGTTACCTGTACTCTTGGAATACCATCAGATGGTGCTAATAACTGCCAAATCTGGCGTTCCGGCACTACTCTTGCCCCCTCAATAAGCATCATCGGTTTTTTGCTGATTTCTCTAAGCACCTGGTTTGCCATGTTTGAATTTTCTGCCGACTGGTAATTTGCATACTCCTGCTCTTCACGCTCTGTTACCATGTAAGATTCACGGTAGAACGGCATCTCGTTCTGAATGTCAGAAAATCCACCGACGTCTCTTAGCTCTGCCTGTGCATCAAAATTGGATGCCTTTAATGATACCGGAAGACCGTTTTTCCCTTTGATAAATCTAAGTTTAAGGCTGTCCTGTTTTCTGGTTCTAAATTTCTGTCTACCTAAGTAAGGCGCAGAACCAAGCGTTTTTTCATAATTATTCCACATAACCCCAAGACTTCTTGCGGTAAATGCTTCTGCTAATGGTAATGCCATTCTCTAATACCTCCATTTCTTAATCAAAAAAAGTGACACGCGGTGTTGCTGCTTTTGCAGTTGCTTCTACGGTCACTCCATTTGCCGTTACCTTTGCGCTGTCAATAGAACCCTGATATACATAAGTTCCAGGCGCATCTCCCATTGTTACGTCAACATCTTCCAGAAGATACCCTTTGCAAGATTCGTCATTGCTTGGGAACGGTGTCCCTGCCTTTGCAATCTTCTTTCCGTTTGCATCGGCACTTGTTACCATTGTCTGCGGAACGATGCACGCCGCACCCTCATAAGGAAAGAATTTTAAAATTCCTTTACTCTGTGTAAAGTCTCTTTCAATTGGTTTTCCCATAATTTACCTCCTATAAAACATAATAGTCTTTGGCTTCTGCATTTTTTGCCGGTTCGCCAAAGCTGATACTTTCGGCATTTTCAACATCTGCCGTTTTTTTATTCTCTCCACCTGCAGTACCGCCGCCCGGATTTTCAGAATTATTTGCGATCTCCTGTTCCTTTGCCTGCGCTGCTGCGGTTTCCTTTTCGGATGTAATCTTTCCAAGAGCGTCATAATCAAGGCTTCCATCATCTTTGACGACAGATTTTGCCTGCTCTGCATTGATTTTTAACTTTTCCATCAATGCTTCGCGCTGATCTCTGATGGCGTTTTTTTTCTGCATATCTGCGATCTGCTGATTTGCTGTCTCTAACGCCTTGTTTGCTTTTTCAAGTTCCGTGAGGTTTCCTGCTTCCATTTCATCCAGCTTTTTCTGCAACTCATCTGCGCTGTCTGCCTTTGCCTTAAGATCTGCTGCTTTTGCCTGTTCTCTCTGTACGGCACTGCCGTAATCAGCAATGATTTTCTCAACATTTTCCTCACTGATACCCATTGCAATTAACTCTTCTCTTTTCATTGATTACCTCCGATATGTCTTTACGAATTTTTGCGGTGCAACGACACCGAATGACACTGTTGTTTTTTACGCTCACAACTTTGCGAATTTTTATAAAATAAAAACAGCCGCCGATTACTCGGTAGCTGTCTTATTTTGCTGTTTATTTAATTGATTTACAATTTCCTGTGCTTTTTGTTCCTGTTCTTCTGCATCATCAATGGTTTTCCATAAAGCATCCATGTATGGCTTAGACTGCAAAAATGTTTTTTCCGAATCGCCCCAGAGTCCAACCGTTTTAATTGCAATAAGAGGATGTATGCCGCACTCTAATAGCTGATATAGCGTTTGCGACTTTGTATACATATTGTCTTGCGGGCTATGATTGATTTGCACATCAAAATCCCTCATTGACAATTTCAAATCATTGTCCTTAACGCGTATTACATTTAAGACAACTTTTGCAAGTCTCTTCTCTGCCGATTTCACAATTGGGTCTTTTAATTTTGCTCTTGTCTTTGAAAAATCCCATCCAGCCCTTAATGATACTGCTCCTTGTGTATCTCCTCCAGAGTTTTGGGACTCTCTGTTTGGTATTGCTAATATTGCCAAGGCATTGTCCCACAAATCATCTTTTGCCACCTGACACTGGCTCTGATTTAGTTCCTGCGTCATAATCTCAACATCGGCTTTGTTATCCTTGTTATTGGACTTTACCGTCAAAGCATGGCTCATTTTCATCTTTTCAAACGTTTTTTGGTCGATTTCACAGTTCACAAACTTGACCCAGTACTGAACAAACTGCTCAATTCCATCCATTCTGTTTGACTGCATATTGTTTATGGCATCCAAAATACCTATGACAAGCTCAATATCAGAAATTCTCTCATGATTATTTGGAAACTCAACAATAGGTATACTTCCAAATGCATGCAATTTCCATTCAGAAACTACTCCGTTTTGAAGTTTACATGAATAGTTGTCCGTATAGCACAGTTTGTACCATCTTCCATCTTCGTCTTTAAGCTCCTGCACCGCAACCACCGGTTCTTCCGTGCTCCGATTATAAATAACACACGTATTCATTGGAGTAGGCGCAACAATTTGAAATGGTATTTCTCCATTTGCAAATCTTACCGCCTTAAAAGATGTTCCGGTTGCTGACTGCCACTCTCCTGCTTTAATGTCTTTTTCCTGTTTATTCGCATCCACAAGATAGTCATTCAGCGCATCCACTGCCCGATTAATTTCATCATCATCTTTTCGACTGATAAACTGTATTGGCTCGCCATATGTCTGTCCTACTTTGAACTGAACAATCTCATACGCATGATTTTCTACTATTTTGTTTGTAATATCAGCATTTTGTACCTTTAATCGGTATAAAATCGGCTGATCTCCTTTGTAATACCGCCATAGGTATTCTATGATGGTTTTGTTGTAATAATAATTTCCGATGCAGTCTCCAACCACCTTGACAATATTGTCTTTTGTGATAGTTTCAACATCAGTATATAAAATTTTTCGCCCATAACATCCCTTAACAAGGTCTTGGAGAGATTTATTATTCATAATTGGCTCCTAAATAAACGTCATCCCACTGGATGTTGACCGGATTGTAAGAGATTTTAATTTCGTCTTTCCATTCTCCGGATAAAAAACAACTTTCTTGTGGCATTTCCTACATTCCACAGAAATGTTCATTGTTGAACGCCCATCGTGTGTGGCAACTTTTCTTCCGCAACGCGGGCAATATATTGTTTTTGGTGTATATACCATAAAATCCTCTTTTCTTTTCAAAAGAAAAAGCACCAGAGATTTCTCTTCGATGCTCTTTCAATGGGGGATGGTAAAGTGTTCAACTATTTGTTGACTTCTTCGATTATAACTATATCAGAAAAAAACCGGACATATCGGACAACTTTACTCTTTCATAAATCTATCGAACGCTTTTCTCACGCTGTCTTCTGTGTTATTGCCTCCTATTTGGTCGGCAACCTTATTCCAAGATTGATTTTCTAAAAATCTAAGGTTAATTATTCTTCTAATTCTGCTATCTTTTATATTTGCAATAAACTCTTCTACTTCATTTGTTTTTTCAAGAAGTTCGTTTTCCAAAATTTCGAGGGTGGTTTTTCTGGAATATAACAAGGTTTTTTTGTGCCTATATTCTGGCAATGGTATTCCTTCTATTTTAAAATGTTGGTTTCCACCATTTCCGCCAGAAACGCTATCAATAACCGTTCCTTCCTGTTCAATTTTTTCTATGTATTTTTCAAGCTTTTCAATTTTATTCCTTACTTCTTTTACTTCTTCTCTTAAATCTAAGTATTGATTTAAAATATCTTTGTTTACCATATCAATACCTCCTAAACGGATTCACTGCTGCTTCTACTTTTGCTACATTCCTTCCATTTGTCACTCTAAGCGCAAAGTTTGAAAATACATCTGGCACATCATCCAACTGCTTTTTACCGGATACTGAATATCTCTTAAGAAGAGACATCATTACTCCGTATGGCTCATTCGGCTTATATGATGATGGGTCTTTAAATATAATGTGCTGCAATATCCAGTTTGAGCACTGAAAAATCCTTGCTTCCTTATTTGTCTCCGTCGGTGTATCTGTGATATTGCATATCCATCCTTTGGCTTCCACTCGCTTGTTTACTTCCATTGCGACACGGTCCCCTCCGGCATTTCTCTCAAATTCACATTCCTGAACTTTGTTGTTTGTCAAAACATTTGCTGCATTTTCATACTGAACCTCATAATCTGCCGTGTTATCGCAAACACAATCCACGCAGTAGTAATCTTCTCCGTATTTTTGCAATACAGGCAGAACAAAATAGTCTGTTCCCTTTCCCTTTGTATCGCACTGACCGGTTACAATCTCCGGCTCTCCATGCGGCAAATTAAGATACCGACGTATTTTATCTTCCGGAAACAGCAATCCCTCACGCTCAATCGGTTCCTGTTTGTAAAGGCATCTATATGATATGTCGTCCATCAATAATTGCTGGTCTTCAAAAAATTCTTTTGTAAAACCGGAGAACTCATATTCAAAGTTGCTTTCTCCTGTAACTGGGTCTACATCCGGTACCGCAATAACCTTTACTCTCGGATTACCCTCGTACATATTTTGTATGCGCCCTATGACGTCGTGTACGCTCCATCTTGTGGCAATATGTATTTCCTTGCAGTTCTTACCGTCCGTGTCCTGTATCTTTCTCTGTCTGGCATCTACAGCGTATTTATCCCACAATTTATCAAGGATAATGGGATTCATTGCTTCTTCAATACCGCCGATCATATCGTCAACAAGTAAAAACTTAGAAGCCCTTACTTTACCGGCATTCTTACTACCAACAGACGTACATTGTACGGATGGAAACGATTTGTACTTCCCGACATTAAACTGCTCCATCTTCGCATTTGTGCTTGTCACGGAAAGATTTGGGAAAATTTCATTCCATGTATATTCTTCTTCGTTTGTAACGATATCGTACACACCGTCATAGTACATTCTGGTAATATCACCGCTGTGTGAATAAAAGAGGCTGAAATCTCTCGGAAACCATCCGGCAACAAGAGCGTGAAACATTTTTTCAACCGTTGTTTTTCCTGCACCCGGGACAAGTGATACGCACAGGATGTCATATCTATCATCAATCATGCCTTGCAGCGCATCTATGAGTCCGATTTTTAAGAATTGCTTTCTTCTTGGCATGTAAAACCGCTCTTTAGGCTCTCTCTTCTTCTCCAAATACTGGAAAGCACTATCCACAACTTTGTTTTGCGCTTCTAAAAGCAAAATTCCGTAGTATTTGTCCAGAATTTCATAAGATACCTTGTTTTGGAATGAATATTTCTCTAAATCCCATGGTGTGCCACCTGTAGATTGAAATATAAACTGCTCCGTCAGTTCTTTCGCTCTGGCAGAAACCTTTAATCCATACTCAACATCCTTTTCCGTCAGAATGGCTACCCTTGCCGCTTCTTCCATGGCATCTATTACCTGTTCATCAACGCCATGCACCTGTATGTAATTTTCATATCCATTTACTGTGGAAATTAGGCTTGAACTTGCCAAAAGAAAAGCACCTCCGCAAAAAAGCAGAAGTGCCTTAAGACCTCTGCCAATAATTTTTGTTGGTTAGCGACTAACTCCGTTTGTTAGCCGGTAATATCATCTAATCAATATCCGCAATACTTTCTACAAAGCAGTTATAATAGAGATTTCTGATATTTTCACAATATCTCCCTAAATTCTTGCAACTACGTGTTCTTTTGCAATTTCTTCTTTTTCCGGGTCGTAAATAACCGAACCGTTTTTATCAGTCTTATACTTATCAAATTCACAAGAAATTTTTATGTATGGGTATCTCAATGGCGTGCAGTCAGCATGGAAATCAATATTATACACTCCCTTTTGCCATTTTCCGTTAGCATAAATCTTTGTGTAACCGCCTTTTCTAGTTTTGATTATGATTTTTGAACGTGTTTTCTTCATTTCCAATGCACCTTGAACCCTTTCGCCGTATAATTACCAACTGCCTGTTTCAGCTCTTCCTTGCTTTTATATTCCTCTCGAAGCATGATTGCTACCTTGTTCTTCTCAATGGCGTATATGCCGCAGGTAACCGCTTTGCTCGCCGTATCAAGAACTGCTTTGTACTGTTTGCTGTTCATCTCGTATGTGCTGTTATTGATATTGACAATCATGCTTCATACACTCCTTCTCTTCCTTATGAGTTTGCATCAACATTTTTTAGATATTCAATGAAACTCATTTCAGCCCCCTCGCATGTTAAACCTTCAATAGGATTTTTGTGATAGTTTTCACGAAAATACCTCAATGCCTGTTCTTTTTCTTTTTCTGAATAAGAGTCCCATTTTGATATCCCAGATTTGTTTTTGAAAAATTCGCAATCGTGTTCTTTATAAGCAAATCCTACTGGAGGAATATACTTTTCTGGATGGTTACAAAATTCTATCGTTTTTTTCAAAAATTCATTCCATTCAATTCCAAAATAAGCACATTCATAGCATGTCATTCTTCCACCAACTTTCTACCACACATCGGGCAAAATTCAATTTCCATTGCTATCGCTACGTTCATTCCATTGCTACAACATTTAGCATACTGTGGACATTTATCAATATGGCATTGAATAACATTTATATAGCCCAATTTTTTGATTTTAAATTCTCCATATGCAGTTTTATATGATTCTTTCCCATTGCAAAAATCACACATTTCAATTACTTCCTAATAAACCTAGGTTCACAATCTTCCAAAGTTGTTACTTCTATCATTTCCGGTTCATGTCTGCAAATCCTTCCGTTTGAATCAATATATGGTTCCAGTTCTATCTTTGTACGTAAACCATATGGAGTTTTGCAATAAGGGCACGCTTTCTTGTCACTTTCAATTGGTGCGCCACAATTTACACAGTTTAAAATCATGCTCATACCTCTAATTAAAGCACCTTACTAAGCGGATATACAAAATTGATGTGGCGTGGATTTGCACCACGCAGGAAATCCTTAAACTTTATATCCTATATACTCAACATCGGTCTTATCGTTTTTGCTTAAGTTACATTTTGGACAAGATAATGCTAAATTTTCAAATTCATTTCCCCCGCCCTTAGAAAGTGGTATTTTGTGGTCTATATGATATTTTTTGATACAATTTTTCCCACAGTAAGCACATTTTCCGTCATATTTTTTAATTATTCTAGCAATAATATCTGATGTTATTTTACTTTTGGCATCTGCATTTCTTTTCAAAAGTCTTCTATTTAAATCTCTTGCCCTCTTTTTTCTTTTTGATTCATCGCTAGAATAATATTTCGGATTATAAGGCTTATACTTTTTTATTAAGCCGGTTTTAATTTGATATTCAAGTACTTTTTCATACTTCTTTTTAGGATTTTTAATGTATGTGTTATGGTCTTTCTTGGAAGAACAAATTTTGCAACTACTATAATAGCCATCTGATTTTGTTTTGTCTTTCCTGAAATTTGATAGAGGCAAGAGATTATTGCACTTTGTGCAAATCTTCATTTCTACACCATTTTTAAATATGTGTTCTATCTTCTTTGCCATGTAAGTCCTCTCATTCCGCCACACATCAACGCCTGATTTTTTTCGAGCAAACGCCGTACACAGGATTTGAACCACCATTCTGCTACCTTGCTTACTCCGATTGTTTAAATGGATTGTAATGGGCTCGAACCATCTTACAGTTTTTCACAACTGCTGCTTACCATCAGCGACAATCCCAAACCGCCATACGACGGTTAGCAATCATATTTTTCGTGCCATGCGTTGCACTATCTGGTTTACAGCCTTTCACCAGAAACTCACTTTTTGACAGTTCAGGCACCGTGGGATAGATGCCCGAACTACCAATAGGCTGCTGCATGGATCGCTCTTCAACGAAATAACAAGTAGGATTCCCACTTAACCATACAGGCTTACACAGCCGCGCTTCGCGGCAAATACCACCGGACGGTCTCGCACCGCCCTTAACAGAATCGTCCTAGTGGCGAAAGGATGTGTCATGAAAAACACCAAGAAGGAGAATTTACGGAATGGATCGTTAAACCCATTCCTCCATCGGAACGGCAGGAATCGGACCTGCGACCGCTCGGATATAAGCCGAGTGCTCTGCCAACTGAGCTACGTTCCGCTACGGCATATTAAAATGCCGCAATGTAGGATTTTTATCTTGTAAGCAACTCTTACAAGTTGCCAGTAATTTAAAATTTTGTTTAGCTATACTGGATGCTCCGATTTCTCACTCTGGTGCTCTGCGTCGCTATCCAGATTGAGTAAATCTCCGGTGCTGTCCGGTTCCTTTGATTTTGTTATATGTATTCTTTCCTCTGCACAAATGATAGGCAGATGAAAGCAAATACCGAATATTGGACTATAAAACATTCTGTTACCTCCACATCAGAAACATGTTCAGCAACAGCAACATCACAAGTACCCATAATGCAATTGCTGTTTCTTTGTCTTTGGATTCTCTGCCAGATACAAATAGTATCAGCATAAAAATAACATCCAGCGTCGATATAATCGTTTTAATAATTACCATGGTTGTTTTCCTCTCACAAGTTTCTTTAGCAGGATTCGAACCTGCGAATACTGGAATCAAAATCCAGTGCCTTACCGCTTGGCGATAGCGCTATATTAACACTACTTTTCCGGCATGTAATAGACCATGTTATCAAATACAGTTATTCCCATACAAGGATCATCCATCTTGACGCATCTAATCGGTGCATTTTGAGATGCTGCAACTAATGCAGAAACTTGTTTCTCGTCCATATTTGTGCAAACTACCTGTACAGGCGCATATGCTTTATGCATGTCCATAAATACTTCTGCTGCTCGTTCTGGTGTAGCATATTTCCCAATGGCAAAAGTTCTTCCATCAAAAGTAGCGCTTATGCATTCATAGTTTGTTCTAAATTCGGTCCGGTCAAAATCAAGCGAAACGTCTTTGCTTTGTGATACTACTCTCATACTTTTCCATCCAATCTCTTTTTGTTTTTGAGGATATTTAAATGACTTAGTAGCGCTGATTTTCCCAACCTATCAAACCCCCTCCCCCTCCATGCAGAATCATGCTTTGAACATTGATAAATTGTTTGAATTGTTCGTTCAATTCCATTCGTATTTTACAACTATTCGCAAAACCCTTGTTTTGCGTAATGTATCAACGATTTAATGCGCCTTAAGACCATTAAACACTGGGCTTTAAATTGTTTGAATTGTATATTGCGCTTTTCTCGCTTTTTTCAACCAGAATTGTCGGAGTTGTTCGGCAATCCTATACAATTATTAGCCCCAAGCTGTGGCAGTTCTTCGGCTGTCAACGCTCTTGTTCTAGATCCCTGATCTCTAACGCCCGGCATATTGAAACCGCAATACTTGTTGAGTGATGGCATGTAGCACATTGGGTTTCCTTTGCCGGAAACTTGTAAACCTACCAAACTTTCCTCACGCATTTCGTCAATTTTTTTGCAAATGTCGGAGCCTGATGAGCCTAGCCGCACGCCATTAACCCATCCGTTTAACGTGTCTCTGTGTATTCCGGTAAAGAATGTAAACCCAACAATATTCACTACTTTCTCGTAGTCATTACACAGGTCTATATATATATCTAATACCTCGTTAACCTTATCTGTATCATAGGCATTATTAATATTATTATCATCCTTTAGGTACTTTGGATTAACTTTAAATACATTCTCATAGACATATTTACAGCAGTTATACCATCTGTTCTGTGATACTTTACACATGTCATCAATGCTTCTCTCTTCCATCCAGAGATTTATATACATGTCAATGTCATCTTTAAAAACATCAACTGTATTATTTACTTCCTGCATTTCAACTGCTGACATGTTATATATCTCCTCTCTCCAGTACTGGAATAATTAAAATAAAAAATGCAACTGATACAATCAGATCATGATGATCTCGACTGTACCGGCTGCATGAAGTCCGTTTCTTTCGGGACCTCGACGGCTGCCGCCGCCCGTTGCCCGAATGCGTTTTTAATTTAATAAAACAATATCATTCTATCATTTTCTTGTCAAGATATATTTTAAAATTAAATTTTAAGCCTGTATATTATATATATTATTTATATAAATATACTGCCTTATTTATAATATATATTTTTAATATTACAAGAGAGAATATAATCTTTCTCTAACTCTAGTGTCTTACTCTACGTTGCAAAAATGTTGCAATTTGTTGCAAGAGTGTTGCATTGCAACAAAACTAATACTATTCTATCATTTTTGTCCTGTCCGTAATAAAATTATCACTCTTGAAATTTTGTGAAAATTTAACAAAGATTTTCTACGTTTTAAACAAAAAAAGACAGCTATATTTCAAGCTGTCAAATTATCAATACTCATTTCAATTATTCAATTTCAAACCCTACCAGCTCCCACTGATCCGGTTCTCCGTCCTCATCGTAAGATACAGGATCGTTAATTTCTTTAACTCTAAAACTCGGTGTATCTTCATCCAGCGCCGCGCCTGTACTGTCACATTTCCATGCTTCCATCGTCTCGCCGTTGCTTGTGTCGTGATCTACTGCGATCATTCCTAACTCTTCAACCTTGAAAATTTCTACTGCAAAATGTCCTTCCATCTGTCCTAACTCTTTTAAAATCTTTAACATAGCTTTTTCCTCTTTTCTTTCTTCTCTGGATGTGCTATATTCAAATAGCATACATTTCACTTGGTATGGTTTTTGTGTGTCGGGCTGGATTTTCTCCAGCCCTTTCTTTTAATTGTCTTCAATACCCTTTTGAGTATCATCAATCAGCTGATCGACCATCTTTTCCGCTTTTTCATAATCCTTAGACTTCAAAACTTCTTTGAGGTCTTTCAGATCCTGCAAAAGTCTTCTTAAGTAACTTTTAAATACACTCATATCTTCGCTCATTTTTCTCCTTTCCGGCTTTCGCCTATTGCCTTTTCGACAATATTATAATAACATTAAAATATAATTTTGTCAACACTAATTTTAGTGTTTTAAAAAAATCTTATTTTTTCTTCATCAGTCGGAACGATTTCCAATACATCCGACGGCTGACATCTTAAAATAATGCAGATCGTGTTAAGCGTGTCTGTAGTGATTCCCTTCCCTTTTCTCAAATTCTGCATAGTCGCTTCACTCATTATCTTCTCTTTTCTCATCCGAGTAGAAGTGTATCCGTGTTTTGAAAGCTCTTTTAATACATCTATTTTATAATTAAACATTTTTTTCACCTCACATTTTTTATTTACTACATTATATATAGAATCACTCTAAAAATCAACATGAAAATATTTTACAAGAACACTCTTTTTAGTGTTGACATGCACCAATATTAGTGTTATTATAATCTCAACAGGAAAACAAGGAACGGAGGACATGAACATGAAAAATGAAAAACAATACAGATTAGTAACAGAAAGCGGAATGATTTTAACGGAGTATTCGAGGATGATGAAACCGGAAAACAGGAAAGAATAGTTATCGAGGAGGTTTAAGATTATGAAAAAAGTATTTACACCAGACGGGGAATATTTGGGAAGAGCAATAAAAATTGAAACCACCGAAAACGGCGTTGAAATCACAGCGTCGGGTGATTTTCCGGGGATGATAGAGAAAACAGTCGTCTATATCGGCGGTTCTATCGTTTATGAAGATGAAAACAGGATTTATATAAAATATTAAGCCGAAACGCTCCGATCTGGAGCGTCAGCTGCGGACCGGTCGCCGCGGCTCTGACGATGGCAGACCAACACATATAGAAAGGTTATGGTGAAATATGATGACAGCATTAGAAAAAAGATACCAAGTTGCGATTGATAAAATCGGTCATGCAAGATTGTTAAATCTTCCGGAGCAAATAAAAGAATTGTTAAAAAATACAAAAGACTTGAAAACCAAAACGGAATTGCTAGAAGAGATAGCCAAAAATATTTAGTCGAAACCGCCCCGCGGCGGTCTGCAGGAACTGCCCCACCTACACCGATGAGACAGGGCACAACATGAAAGGATGGTTAATCTTATGAAATATTACAGAGCAGAGATCGAAGACGATAATTTCGAAATGATTTTAGCCGATAGCGAAGAGGATGCTATCAATCAGTATTTTGAGTTAGGAAAAAAACACGATTTATTTAATCTGATAGAGCTTAATGATGATTATAATGAGGTTCGCACAATTTTATAAATTAGGCAAGCGGCGGTTCCCGGGGTTCGATTCCCCGGCTTGCTTTTACCCAAAAATTTGAATATGGAGGAATTGAAGTATGAGAAAATTATTTTTATTAAAAAAAGGCAGAATGAAATTTTATGCATGCCTGTATGACTGTGGCATGTATACAATCGACCGAATTACAAAAGGATTCGGCGGAATTGTGACAACATTTGAAACACTGGAAGAGCTTGAAAAATATGCTGCTGAAAACGGATATAAAAAAGCATAATAACCGCCGCAGAGGATGCACGCCGGAACCACTGCCGGCAGCGGTTCTACCCAAAAGGGATTTTATTTTAAGGAGGATTTATAAATGACACAATTAGAAAATTTGAAAAACCAGATCAAGGAATTAGAAAAATCATGTGATGAAGCGCGTGATAGAATTAAAAACGAGAACCTGCCGTTTTTAAACATTTATGAAAACAGAGCTGCATTTTTTATCAACAAAATAGAAGTTGTGAACGTGTCAGATCTGGGAATAAGGTTTTGTATTATTTTTGAAGATGAAAAAGAACTTGCAATCACGGTCAGTGATTATATAGAGAATATAGCATTTTAAGCCGGGAGCATTCCCGGCTTTATCCAGTTACCGGACTCATTCCGGTGCTTTTATTCAAATGCACCTTGACAATTCATACTTAGGTGC